CGTATGACACTGGCTGCAATTCTTGCTCTGCAAATGCTTGAGAAGTAACAATCGTCCCATCCAACGAACCAAAGTTCATTTCGTTCAGGTAGCGCGGGTCAGCACCGCCGGGGTTGCCAACCACGGCATAAACCATGCCGCCGCCCTTCATGTCGATACCGTCATTGAAGGCCGTGCTAATTACTGAGCCATTCGTAAACTGAACAAACGTACCACGCGCACCCACGCTTAGGCCAACAGTTTGCGTAAAAATCCAGTTACTGAATACCGTGTTTGCTTTGTTGCGTGAGCTATGCAGGATAACGCCCAAGTTTTCAGCGTCAATGTAGTAAGTGCCCCGCACATTTATCAGTGAGCAAGTGTCATCAATATAGAGTTTTCGCCCCGGCTTGTATCGGTTATTGACGATGAGCGCTGCCCATGCTGTCTTGATCTCGGCATCTGTGACTGCGCCGCTGAATCGCCATACGTTTACACCCGCCAACGTGGTACTAGTAACGCTCATTATTTATCCTTTGGTGTAGTGTCGTCAGGCTTTGGAGGCTTCTTTCGCCCGTAATATCTGCCTTGAAGTACTTTCAGAGCCCCTAATCCAATGACGAAGGGGATGCCGTATATCAGTGCATCAGCGATAACGGCGCTCATACTTCAAATGAAAACAGTTTAGGAGCGTCTTCCACGATTTCAAGGCCGATAGCGTCAGCTACGATCTTATGAGCGCCCGTTGCTGTTGCATCCCAAGTAAGATAGGCTTCACGGCCTGATAACGCGGTAGTCGCCTCACCGCACCACACGCCGTTTTCGTCTAAAAGCGTATACAAAAATGTGACTTCATCGTGCAAATTGTCATTTAATGACTTGACGTTGAATTGAGTGGCAATCATTTGCTTCCCATTTACATACGCCTTAGCTGGGCTAATTTTTACTGTAATCATAGAGGCTCCAAGAATTGAAGATATTTTACCATTTATGAAGGGATGCACGCTACCTTTAGCCAAGCGTCAAAGTCATATTCAGCCCATAGGCACAGATAATCCATAGCAGCAGGCAGCGCCAGAGTAACGTAAGCTTGACACCACTCACTCACAGACGCCAGCCAATGCAAATCCGTTTGCTTGCTCTTGTAATGCAGCCAGTTCCTTGGCTTTCTTTTCTACTTCGATTGATAGACCGTGATTGTCATAGCTGACTTTAAACGTCATACCAGACATAACTAGGGCGATTATTACGGCCCAGTCTTTAACCTTGTCAACTAGGTTGCCCATGCGAATCTCTTGAAAAGTGAGCGATAAACAAACAGATAGCCAAGTCTTTTGTCATCCACAGTGGAATTCCAACATCAACCGGATAGTGCCCATGTGCAAAGAAATAAACAGATCGCACAGTTTGAACCATAAGTCCAAATGCACCAAAAATGAAGGCTAACTCAAGTATGATTCTTTTTTTTTGGCTTCGTCCCATGATTAACCACCAGATAACCGTCAAGATACACGGCACTGATACTCCGATTAAGAGCTGAAGCCAAAAGGCAATCATTTTTTAGCTACGCCAGCACGAACACGGCGAGTAGGTTTCTTTGGCGCATCTTTGGCTTTGACTTCTTGATAAACCTGCAAGATGTCTTGCTTTTCACGCTTCTCAAAAAAGTTAGCAATCCAACCAATAACGCCCAATGACATAGCGCCAACCAAGTAACCAACACCTAGAGCCACATCAAGGCTTTCAGGGTCTAAGCCAAACTGTCGGATTAGCAAGCCACCAAGGGCAATAGCAGCCATTACGCCGATACCACCAATAATTGCACCCGCAGCTAATCGACTATGGTCACGGAATTTAGCAGGCATCCAGAGAAATGACATAGATATGCTCCCAAATAAACCAGCTAGGGCAGTCGCCCCTTTTGATATTGCATATCCGCTGGCGGCTGTTGTAGTTGGTTCCATTTGTGCGTCCATTTAGTTAAATTCCCCAAGATTTTAGGTCATAGTGAGGATTTTAGCGGTACTTTACTATTCTGCTACCTCTACAGCACCAATCGCTCGGCCTGTAATTGGGTCACGTTCAAGCACTCGGCGCTTTGGTCGTTTCATTTCATCAACAGCGCCCACCAAAACAGCGGCTACTTGGCTCAAGTTGTTTACTGCATCGGCAATACCAGCGCCTTGTTGTGCGGCTGATTCGCTCAGAGTAGTGGCGATTTCGTCAAACTTGCCACCACTGTCCACTTGGAACATGTTTTGTGGCTTACTAGCGGCTGTTGCGTTCATCTCTGCAATCATCAGCTTGGTTTCAGCATCTAAACGGGCTTTGAACTCTTGGCGCTCTGTTTCGGCGGCTTGTTTCATCTGTTCAAGTTGCATAGCCGTTTGCGCTTTAAATTGCTCCAACTCTGCCTGAGCCTGAATCTTCACCTGTTCAGACTGTTGAGCCATTTGCATCTTAAATTGCTCTGCTTGTTGAGCCGCTTGCATCTTGGCCTGTTCCATCTGTTGCTGCGCTTGAGCCTTCATCATTTCAGGATTAGGCTGTTGAGGCTTGGGCTGTTTACCTTGCTCGATAGCCATTTCCAGCGCATTCTCAAGCTGGCGACCACCTTTGAATGTACGCACCACAAATTGCAGTGTTTCACCGATAAGCGGAGCAAACTCAGGGGCTTGCTGGATGATTGGCAGAGCTTGGCCCATTGCTTGACCAAAGGCTTGCAGGAACTCGGTACGTGATTGCTTCTCGCCAGCCTCATCCATTTCGATCAAACTATCAGAAGCCACCTCAATTCGGAAAGAGCGAATTGGCTCAGACTTCATCAGCATCACGGCCTGTTCAGCGTATTGAGCGTCATCCGTACCCATAATGCCCGACATTTCAATCAAGTTTTGTGGTGAGTACAGATCGCACATCAACTGCGCTTTGATCTTCAAGATTTCGCTTGAGAATACCGCTACATCATGCTGCATACGCTTCAAGCGCATCGAGGCGTATTGGCCTTTGATCTGTTGGGCAGTAGCAGTCTCACTAGCCACGCTAGAGCCACGAATAATATCGCTTAGACCCGTAATGTCATAGATAACTTGTTTAGCCGATTCACGTGCTTTATAGCACTCATTGAGGGCTTGCATTACCTCATTGATAGGCAAGAAGTCAACAGTGCCTTTGATGCCGCCTTTTTCGCTGAAAGCTGCCCATGAATCCACAGGAATAAGCGTGTTGTCCACACCTTCGTTCAACATTCGCTGGATAGATGGTTGGCTTGCGTCATAAACGCCCACGACCTTACAAGCGTCAACCAATAAGCCAATGCGCGTGGTCAGCTTATCCAATTCGTCTGCTTGATCTTGATACAGCGCAAAGTCAGGCACAGGCACGAGTTGGTCTGTTGTCTGTGTAGCAAACAGCGGATTAGGGCAAGGCCAGAAGTTATCCAAGCCGTACGGGTCATCCTTGTGGTCTAGGAGTTTGTCGTAGCCTTCTGCAATCCAGTAGACACATTCTTCGTTTTTATCCCAGATTTCCCAAACTTCAGCCTTCTTTAGACGGTCAATCTCGCCTTGGCTTGCACCTTGAGACTTCATGTCATCGAGGCCAGTAGGCACGTGAGACAGGTTCACATCAGCGTATTCCTTACCAAAGCGCTCAATCACTTCATCTTTGGTCATGTACACACGGCGAGCAACCCAAGTCACCTCATCCAATGTACGGGCAGGAGTACAGCGGAAATCTTCCCAATAGACGTAATCCACAGGGGTCGTCTCTAAGTTGATCTCAGGCTTGCCAGCGTACATCTCAACCGTAGGCTCTGCTGTTGTCATGCCTTCTTGCATCTCTGGTGCAGCATCTTCAGCCATTTCCATCTCGGGCGTTTCGATTGTCTCCACAGACTTGCTATCAAAGCGAACCCATGCAACACCACGTCCACAAAGCAAGCGATCAGATACAGCAGCCTTCACCGCAAAGTCGTAATCACCGTAGTGGTCAATCTCATACTGCAAAGCACGTTCTAGGATAGTTGCCGCAGTGCGTGAAACTGGGTCTTTGTCCTTCCAGCGGCGTTCTACTTGGGCGCGAGGGGTGCGACCATAAAGGGCGGGCAGGATTGTCTGTATGTTCGACCAAAGGACGTTGTAACGCTTAGAGCCATTTTGCGCTGCGGTACGGTCATCACGGTAACGCTTCACAATCTTCTTGGAGCGCGTGACCCAATCTTTGTCCTCCCGCTTTGCCATTTTCAGCTCTTGCGCCCATCGACGGGCTTCGGCTACGGGATTCATCTCTTTTTTCATATACGCTCGACCCTTTTATTAGTCTCAGCCCACAAGTCGTTAAGGGGCTGCGTAACGATTTTACCCGTTTTGTCGCCTTTTATTGCAAAAATATCGGGTTTTTCCTCGGTTTTCTCTTTAAATTCTTGCATAACTTGGCAACCGTAAGAAAACGCATCGCTTGGATGTGACGCCCAGTTATGGTTAGGCTCTCGGCTAAATACACCATCTTCTTCTTTATAAACAAATTCCCATGCGCGTAGACCATCTAAACCATCTTCGCACAAATCCTTGTGGAAAGCGCATCGAGGCATTACTTCACGCGCTGCGCTAATCTGGTCTTGTTTCTTTGATTGAGGTACTAGGCCAACACACTGAACGCCAAAAGCACTGATAAACCGCTCCATTGTGGTGTGGCGGCTTTGGAATGTCTTTGCTCTTGAATCGTGCGGTAGCCATATCTTGCCAACAGACTTAGCGCCTAGTTCACGAATATTCTCTTGAACTCTTGGAATCCAATCATCCACATCAAGCCCTGAATCACCATCGTATTTAATGACGTTGAAGCCACCGCGAACCCGTTGCCAGTACCAAAATGAGGCTGTATCCCTGAATCCCAAGTCTACGGACACCTCAATAGGATGCCCTTCAGGGTCGTAGGTCACATCGTTGTTAATGCGGCCTACTCGTTCAGCATCATTAACCCATCGCGCCAAGATAGCGCCTTGGCTAGAACCATACGCACCTTCCCAAATATGCTGTGCGCGGTCAGGGTCTTGTTGATAGTCAAACTCCATCTCTTGACGAAGCACATCAGGAAACCAAGGGTTGTCCCGCCAGTTCACCATTCGCCCAATGCTATTTGGGGGACACTCTTTACTTCTAAACAGCTTATCTACTGGGTCTGTTTTAAATCTAGGGTTCCAACTAAATAGCAGTTCAGATTCAGGAATACGGATTGTTGGGCGCAATAGCTCCAAGCTGTAACCACTTAGCGTTTGTGCTTCCTCAACCCACGCGCGTTTATAACCTTCAAGTGATTTTATAGAATCAGCCGTGTGGTTCTGCATACCCTGAAACGTGATGATTCCGCTTCCACCAGTGGAAAGGATACGAGCGTCTTGCACATCAAAATAATAGCCAGCGTTTAGCTTTTCAATCTTTTGCTCAAGCAGCTTTTTTACAGACTGATCTAGCGATTTCTGCACTTGACGGACGCAGACAGTGCTTTCGCTCTGGTCTATTGCATGAGATTCAATGATGTATTCACCAAAGAAATGTGACTTTCCAGAACCTCGCCCACCATACGCAAATTTGTACCTAGCAGGCTGAAAGTAATCCTCTGCCCATCGTGGCGTGGCTATTTCAAGCTCTTGCATTACTTCTTAGGGTCAACAATAACCCGCTTGATAGTGCCAATAAGCAGTGGGTTGTCCTCGTTGCCGCTTATCTCTACTGCGCTCAAGTCAGGCAATGACTTACGCAACAGAATCTCAATAGCCTTCATGCGGTCAGGCTTTAATTCTTTTAATCCTTGCGCACAATCGTGAAGAATGTTGATTAACGCACCCGCTTGAATCTTCTTCCTTACATCTTCTTGATGTAATTTATTCATTGGTCTGCCTACTGGTCGAGCCATATTTTCACCTCTTAGGGTTTTCCTAAATTAAGTGCTTGAATTATAACGACTTTTTTTAATAACCGATTGGTCAGTAATTGCTAGTCTTTCCTAGCAGTCTTTATTTTATCAGCTTACAGCATCCTTGCGATATACAAGCCCAAAGTGCATACGGCTAGGCACATTCAGAAAGTCATAGGCTCCATTTCTATTTCCCAACTGTCGCAATTCAGCTCCATCGTACTTCTCAGTAGTACTCATAGCGCATATCCGCTTTGTTTCCTTTTCCACTTCTTTGGCCTCAATAGCCTTGCGCCCGTCATTGGTTAAGCTCCAAGCATCGCCAATCTTGACGCAAAGGCCAAATGCTTGGGCCTCGTTTAGGTTTCGGATTGAGTGCAAAGCGTGTGCCGTTTGGTCAATCTGGCCTGTTGTGATTTCAAGCTCTGTGCGTGGGCCGTTGCTTAAACGCTTGAGAATTGCTTTGTGGTTTTGTTTTAGTTTCATTTGTCGCTCTTTTGTGGTGCTATGCCGTGGGCGGCTTCGATTGCTCTGGCAAAAGTTTCCCATGCGCCGTTGCAAAATGGTAGAGATTCCCAAATACGTTTAATCTGCTCATCCGTCAGCGGCTTGCGTTGTTGTGGTGTGGTGTCTGCATAACGAAACAACTCAGAAAATTCACGCAACAAATATGTTCCATGCGAACCGTCATCAAACTTAATGTCGGGTGAGCCGCCAGCAGTTAGAGATTGAACCGTACCAAGGTCTTCATCCTCAATACATACAACTCTGTCACCAACTTTTGGCATACGCATAGCCACAGGCTCACCCGCGCACTCCGTGTTCAGTTGCTCACTAACGCTGCGCTGCTCTTGCTTTAACGATTCAAAGAATTCATCATTGTCAATTTGGCCTTCCCACTTTTTCTTTGGCTCACCCTGCTCTTGCTTGGCTAGTGCCATTTCACACGCTTCTTTGCTGTCATAGGCATAAATTTTTAACCATGTGCTACCACCATCAAGGCTAACGCCATCTGCTACAACTTTCATGTCTTACTCCTTAATGCCGTGGGCGGCTTCGATAAATGAAATTGGCATCCATCTGCAAGACCATGTGTTGAAATAGTTTTCCTCGTCAAAGACATCCTGAAACCCACCGCCAGTGTGCGTGCCGATATAAGTCTCTCCTCGGCAACAAAAAACAACAGGCTCACCAATGTTTGGCAGGAACTTCGCTTGCGTCTTGTCGTTTGGGTCAATCCACATTGGCTTGCGCTGTGGTGGGGTGGTGTTCCCAAATCGTGCAACCGCCAAGTTGACCAAAACGCACCATTGATTGCCGCTTATTTCAAAATTTGGTGGCGTAAATCCAGTTTTGTCATGCACATCCGTCATTAGCTTTTGACAGTCATCAAAAGACACTGTTTGTTCAATGCGTAAAACCTCAAGCGCCGTTTTCAAGTCGTGTATTTTTTCTTTCATGTGTTTTTCCCCTTGTAGAGTGGCTGCCAATTTCCGCCGTGTGGTGCGCTATCAAACTTCGGAGCAAGACGTTTATCAGGAAACTCGAACATCCACGCCACAGGCTCCTGCTCTGGCTCTTTGGGTTGTGGTGTCATGCTTTGAAAATGGTTGGAAAGCTCTCTTGCAAGATGTTTGTCAATGCTCCCGTGGCGCATAATGTTGACCACTACCATGTCTCGCCAGTCAGACCACTCCTTTAGGAAAATGGCAGGCTTTTGCTTATGTGTCTCCGACACAGCTGGCTCTTTTGGTTGTGGTGGAAGTGCAGCATAAAAAGGCACACCATCGTTTGAATCGCTTTGCTCCCATTTCCCATCGCTATTTGCGTTGAAATAACCAACAGGTTCCTGCTCTGGCTGTGCATAAGCGTCCTTGTATAGCCCAAGCCGTTCATTCTCGTCATGCAAGGCTTGTAAGGCTTTCTCTTGTGCCAAGGCTTCTTCTAGCTTGGCAATGACAATCTCATTGCACAGACCAATTCCAACCTCGCGCAGACAAATTTCTTTCACGCGCTTAATCTCATCAAGCGCCAGCTTCAATGATTCTGTTTGTGTTGTCATTTTGTTTCCTTTGTGAAAGCTCTCTGGCAAATTGAGTTTTCAAGATTAGCCAGACTTTTCCTTGTTGATTGCAATTCCAAGGATAGAGAAGACAGTTGATCCTCAATGGTGATTTCACTAAATGTCTCTAGCTTTTCCGAAAGCGTTTGCTGCTTCATTTCAACGTAAAGCTCGTAAAGCGTTTCTTCTGCCGACGCGTTTTCATTGTGGCGAACATCTTTAAGTGCACCCCACAAACGTGGCAACCATTCTTGCAATAACTGTTCTTTAGTCATAGCGGAGCCTCTGGCAGTTGTGCGAGTTGTTGTTGCGAGTATTCTTTGATTTGCTTGGCAGTCCACGGTGTTGGTGGATGATTTGGGAATGGCCACATAGTCTCTCCTTGTTGATAGCCCCGATTTTGCAGGGCTATCCTTACTAGATTCTTACAAAGCTAGACAATATGCGCGGTTTTTCAATGGATTAGCAAAAGGAATATCACTTGCGTCATCGAATCCACTTGATGCTTGTTGCTTTGGCGCTTGGCGCGGTGCTTCTTCTTGGCGCTTTGAGCCTTGTAAAGCAACGTCATTGATTCGCACATCCTGCGCCATTTTCTTTTGACCAGTTTTGTCCGTGTACTCTCGCTGTGTCACTTGGCCTGTAATGGTAACGCTTGCACCTTTAATTAGATAAGGCTGCAATGATGTAGCGCGGCGTCCCCACAACTGTGCCGACCACCAAATTGCAGGCTTTTCTTTGCCTTGGCTGTCACAAACGCTAAATTGAAGCACTTGCTCTTGCCCAACTTGTTTTAATTCAGAATCTTTACCAAGAATCCCAGCCACTGTTAAATTATTCATTTACTTTCCTTAGTTTCTTGCTCAATGAGCATTTCAATGTAGTGTTTAGCCTTTTCCAAGTCTTGAACACCGTTTTTAGCTTTATATCTGCAAACGTACTTAATGACGTTTCCAGCGATAAAACCAATTTTGTTAGCGTGGATGAACTCCACTGGCTGAATTTTTAGGTCTTTGTAATGGCTTCCTGCCACCTGGCGGTTTAGTGCATCACCCATCGCGTCAATCCTTGCGGCACATATCCACGCGCTTTAAGCCTTTCATCTCTGTCTTGGCTATCTGTGGTCATCTTTGCGTTTTCAGGGGCTAGAAGGCCTTCTTTAACCGTTTTATACAATGCTGTCGGACACTTGCTTCGTCCTTCGCTCCAGCTATGGATGTAAACACGTTTGTTTCTTGCCATTGATGTACGAGCTACATCAGGGTTTACATCAAGTGCTTTGGCAATAGCGTATGAAGTCATACCTTCTGGGTGTTTGTCCAAAAGTTCTGTAATGGCGCGTTGTAACCAGTATTTGTCGGATTTGTCCACAATGTCTCCCGTCAGCATCAATGCTTTTGTAATTTCAAGAAAACTTAGGTCTAAACCTTCTTTTACTTTGTCTAGTGTTTGGTGTGCGTTCATTGTTTGACCTTTTGCAATGCTTCACGCACTTTGTCTGCGGCGTGTACGTTTGCTGAATACTTAGACGCCCCGCCTTCTTTTGCGCTTGTAACTGGAATAAATGGCTCAATTGCTTCCAAAGCCTCTACCAACTCAGCATTGATAGCGTGTAAGCGGCGAAGCTCTGCGGCGGCTTCTTTTTCCCATGTGCTTGCATCGTGCCAGCGTGGGTCATTTTCCATGTAATCTGCAAGTTCTAAAGCGTTCATTTCATTCCCCTTGTTGAGCCTCTATTAAATTTCTTCAATGTCTCGAAGTTCACCAAAAGAAAGCCATTTCCCAGTTTCTGAATCCGCAACGAAATAATCTTCACTTTGAGATAAAGCAATTGCTTTTTCTTCATCGTTTGTTCCTTGAATTGAACCTTCATACGTATTTGTAATCATGTAACGGAATTTCATTTTTCATTTCCTCGGTTGTTGAGCCTCTATCTTAAAAGCTGTTTCTTTCTTGAATCTTACTTTTACTTAAAAAGATTGTGATTTAGCCTCTTTTCTTTTATCTTCTCTTTGACCATAGCTACGCAGGGTGACAGGGGTAGTCTTCTGACTTCCTTATCTGTAACCTATGCCCAATAATAAAGAGAAAAGACAAATTAGCTCTTTATCATCTAGCTGGCTCCTATCTCTAGGTTTACCCGTCATAAACGGCTGGTTCATTGGTACAGGTGCGATGCAGTCACTTTCACCTTATACCTACGCAAGTCCCCTCAGCTAGGCTTGCACGCGCCAGTTGGTCGTTCTGGAACGGTGGTTGTTCTCTGGTTTCACCCTCTGACCCAACTCAGTAGACAGTTGGGTGGCGGTCAAATTACGGTCATGGCCTGAGTTCTGAGCCATGTTGTTTACGCAGCCTTACGGGTAACGGCTGAAAAGCAAAAAACCCATTGGAGAACGAGCTTTAGGCTTGGTTGCCGCATAGATAAAGGGAACACACCCCTTAACCTAGCTTTGACGAAGCCCGCTCACCAATGGGTTCACGGTTTTCACTGTGTGTTAGCTACTGAGAGTTACCAAGTCTCAGATGCGTTGGATTATAACCTAATTTTTTAATGGCAACAAAAAACCCACGTACTAGGTGGGTTATTGTTTATTTTTCTTCTTTAACTTCTATAACTGCAAAAGGCTGTTGATGTGCAATGTCGTATAGAACTTTTACGCGACTAACCAAAGAACGCAAAGGAACGCCTTTTTTAATGGTAATGTGCCCTATTTTTATGTCGCATGGCAATGGCGTGTCAAGTGGATCAATATCTAATGTGTTTTGTTGTTTTTCTTTACGAACACTTACAGCTCCAACATGGCGATCCTCGCCCCGCAAATAACGACCTATATTCATACGTTATCCTTAAAAATAATTTCTCTAAAACAAAAAACAGCCATTAAAACTATCTCAGCTTCTTTTTTAAACTGTTCGGAGCTTGATTTCCAAACTTCATCAAAATTAGCTTCTAACGCAATTGCAGCGTTTGCGCAAATAGCTTTAGCGCCAACTTCTATCATTTCATCTGTAATTTCAATTTCCATTCTTGTTCTCCTGTTGTTGATGCCTCTATTGTGCATACGATTCTTACGCCAAACTTACATTTATGGAATTTTATGTGCGTTTTATGCTGCTGCAATCATTAAAGACCATGCCATGTTCCGCTCAACGCTTTCATCCTCATTGAATGGCGCTGTATCCCAAGCATCCCACATGGCTTTTGTTGGACGATTAGGAACCATAGTCCAACCTTCTGGCGCTGTTAAAACTTTGAATGTTTGAGACAATATTTCTGGGTTTTTTAAAATGACTTTTCCATCATCACAAAATTTATACACAGGATCATCCTGATCTTGCTTCTCTGCCTTCGCGATGGCTTGGCTTAAATCTTCAACTTGCTCTTGCAGATAGTTTTCCAATGAATCTTTGCCGCAAAAGCATCGGTTGTATTCGCCTTCGTCATGGATAAAGCAGTTGTCCCCATGTGGTCGCAAATTGTCTTGCGTCATTTCCAGTGTTGTAAGCGCCTGTTTCATTGCTTCAATACTCATAGCCATGCTATCCTCTGCGATAGCTTGTCGGATTGATTTTTTAAACACTCTCATGTTGTGGTACATAGCTTGCAATCTTGCCCATTCAGTGCGCTCAGTTTTGTCCCAACTTTGCGGCGCTTTATCAATGAAGTCTGATGCAGACAGTTCGTTCTCAAGCGCCAATTCCAATACTTCTTTACTCATACCATTACCCCTTTTTTCAATCGTTCAAGCATCTCACGCACGTTTTGCGGTATAGGAGCCGCTTTCTTTGCATCTTCATCCATCTTCTTTAGCGCAGGGTCTACAAAAGAAACATTGACATTGATTGTCATTTCAGGGATTTCTGCTCCATCCCATCGTAACTGGTTAATGTAAACAAGAGGCGCAGGAATAAAAGCACCGTTGTCTTTTTTCCAATCGTTTGTTGTAGTCATCCAAGCCGTATGAGCGATTATTTGCTCTGCTTGTGTGTCTAGCTTCATCTTCTGCCACTTGGCCTTTACGAGCGATTTAGCGCCCTTGCGTGGGCTTTTAGGCCATGTCTGCCACCATGTATCAAAGTTCATTTTGAAGCCTCATTATCACATTTACAGTTTTCAATGTATGCAGCCCATCCACCACCAAATTGAGGGTGAATTGTGCATCCGTGTTCTAGCCATTTTCCAAGAATCTTGCCAGCGTCTTTAGTTTCTGTTCTTTTAAAATCCAAAGCGCCGACAGCAACATTGCATTGGCAAACAGCGACAAAACCAGTTGGTTTTTTACGTTTGGTCATACGTTCTCCTTAAAAATTTCAGTTTAGTTATCCAAGCTGACAAGATTCTTACTTGCAAGAATAGCGCGGCTTTTTTCCATTGCCAGCGTAAAGGCTTCTTCTACATCATCAAGTGATAGGTGGTCAGGGCGCTTCATCTGTCTGTCGTACACAGCATGGCAACAATGGCAAGCGTAAGCCCCGTTTACATCATCCGCCTTGCGCCCCATGCCTTTTCCGTCTGCAAAGCGGTTACTGTGAGCCCACACGGTGGTTAGCGGGTCGTAATTGCACACGCCTTCTAGGTTGATAGTGCAATCTTCGTTTCTTGCAGATTGACGTATTTTTGTAGTCTTGGGTCGGCTACGTTTCATAGGTGAGCGTTTTAAATTTGACATATCAAACATCCTTGACCTGATTCATTGCGAAAACGACCTTCTTGGCTTGTCCAGATGATTCCTTTGCCACCATTGGCGCGGATTTTCTCAGCCATGTCTTGCACTTTTGCGTATTGCTCACGACCAAAATCATCATGATTAAAGGCTTTTTCTTTCCATTGGTCGCCAGATGCAAGGCAAGGAAAACATCCTACACGGTCAAAGCCTTCGCTATAAAGCGGGTTTTCCTCGCCATCAAGAAACTCAAGCACATCAAGGGTAGACCACTCAAGGATTGGCAAACGGAAACGCACACCCATAGCGCCTAGATACTTTGGGTACTTACGCAGGATTTCGTGCGGTTCATAGACTTCATCACAGATTTTGCCAGCGTATCGGGTGCGCCGTTCATGGCTTTCATCCGAGCGCATACCGTACCAAACCTCAAAGCCGCCTTGCTTCTCAGCTAGTTCTTTGGTGAAAATCTTGGTTTCACGAATCTTTAGTTCATCGGTGCAATGCCTAGCACCGCCGCCTGGAAACCTTTTGTATTTTTCAGACTTCTCAAGCACAGAGCCACCACAAACAGTTTCAATCTTTACGCCGTACATATCGCCCATGTGCTTAACGTGCGCGTAGGTCTTTGGATGCTCAAATTGAGTATCACAGAACAGACCAAGAATTTCATCTGCTGGATAGGCTTTTAAAGCCAGTTTGAGACAGCTTTGCGAATCTTTGCCGCCGCTGATAGGCACTAGAACTTTTATCATTTTGCACAAGGCCAGTTAATTAAAAAGAAAAACCACGTAAACCAATAGCCACAAAATGCGCCAAAGGTAAAAACGAGTGGGATTAGTGTTTTTTTCATTCAATTAGCGTAGCACGAAAACAGGCTAAAAATTTAAGTGGAAATAAAAAAGATTTTGCGTGTTTGTAAGCGTAGCGTCAGGAATGAGCCATAAGATACGTCCATCAACACAAGGAACTGACATGACACCTTCAGATTTTGAATTCAGCTTTGAATACGACAACTACCCAATGAGCTTTGATGAAGTCATTGCAGGTCGTGCGCTTATCTTGGCTTTTGACTACACACCACGCGATGAAGATGACATGGTTAGCGAAGGCATCCACATGGCTGTATTTGCAAAAGATGGTGAGGAAATCGAGGAAATTTCTCACTTGGTAGAGAAAAAAGAAGAACGCGATTTTGTTGATGCGTGTTTTAAATATCTTGAGGAGACAGCATGAGCAAGATTATGCTTTTACTTAATGGTGGAGTTTGCGTGTTTG